TGCCCAAGCAAGAGCAGAGAAATCAATACCTTTACGACTATCAAAAGTATCTCCCATATCTACGATTGTGGTAATCCCGTACTGTTCCAGCGTCGGGAAAAACACTTCATCATAGAACTTTAGGAAATAATCATGAAAGAGTTTAGAGTTCTTTCTCGCTCCAAAATGTTGGTCAGTAATAATTGCTATTTTCATCAATAACGAAGTTTGGAGTGAACTGCATCCTTAATACTATTGTAGTCGGAATAGTTGTCTCCGTCAAGCTTGTTCTCATCAAATACTTCAGAGTATCCAGAGCGTTCAATAATCTTGTTCTTGATTTCTAACTGACGCTTCTCTCTTTGAATCCTACGGAGAAAAGCATAATGAATAATTTGAGTAAAGTATGCAAAAGGATTTTGAGACTTCTCTGGATTGAAATTGTGAATATACTGAACACAATTTTCAATGCCATCACTAATCATATCTTCCTTGAACATATAGTTCACGAAGTTTGGTTTAAATGAAAGATGGTTGGCAATCTTCAGGAAACACTCACCAATGTAGCGAGGAATAGGTGGTTTTGTGTCCCATGTTGTCTTTCTATCCTCATCAGTAATCTCTCTACCATACTTCTGAATGAAGGTGATTTCAATATCCTCACGATATTTAATTAGAGCAGCAAGAAACTCTTTGTTATTTACATAGTGCTCTGACCTTTTTCTTTTGGCCATGACGTTTGTGGTTATCATAAGTTTTCATCATTACTATGTAGATATTATAACATTTATCCATATAGTTGACAAGATAACAAATTGTCTGTAGAATACCTTTGTTAGGGTTGATGGATAAGACTTAGCTACTTAATTAGCTCTCTTTAAATATCTTTTCTAGTAGTATCTTTGCTTCATTAACAGAAGAGATGTATCCCATTTTACGATCTATTTCTAATTGATTATTTCCATTAGACCTTAATTGATTGATAAAATCTTGATGCATCATAATCATTTCGACATCATAGGATTCTGACATTGTTAATACATCATCAGAATTGATGACAAATAAATCTTCTGTTGTTGTTTTTAACCAAGGTTCTAATTTGTAACCAACAACTTCATTTTGTTTTTTTATTTCTTCAACAATAATTGCATTAGATACTAATAGAAGAGTTCTGTCTGAAGTTTCTTCGGTTACAACTACCTTACAGAAAATCTCTTCTCCATTCTTAAATTTTATTGTTGCATAAAAGTCTTCTTCCGTCATTGTTTATTTTATTTTAACTGTGACTATTTCATAATTAAAGTTTTCTTCATTGTATATTTTGATTCTTTCTATAAAATGATTTAATGTGTAATTTTTTCTTGATTTAAATGTACAATCATCAGCAATATCGTAAAGTACGGCTTTTGTTTTATTTTTTCCTTTCCTTAGAATTCTTCCAATTGATTGTAAATTTCTAACTCTTGATTTACTTGGTGAAGCAAAGATTACATTATGCAAATTTTTAATATTGATGCCAGTGCTAAAAGTGCCATAAGAAGCAACAATAATTGCATTGTTTTCTCTCTCTGTGATTTCTCTGACTAATTCTCTTTCCTCAGTATCAACACCACCATGAACAAAGAAAATCTTTCGATCTCCCTGTTTGTTATTATTTATTCTGTCATATAATATCTGCCCATGAGCTTCTACTCTACTGAACAAAACCAAAGTATTGCCTTTCAGGTCCAATGCAAGATTTGTTATAAATTTATTTCTTTGATCATGACCAATTAAGTATTGAATCTCATCTTCATATTTTTCAAAATTTTGAGGATCGTGCTTTAGAACTACACATTGAATATCAAGTTGAGACAAGTGACCTTGCTTCATTAATTCGTCAGTTCTAGTCACCTTATATGAGGGACCAAATAATCCTTCAAGAACCCACTTATGTGTTTGTGTTCCATCAAGAGTTCCTGTAAATCCAAATCTATATTTTGCATGATGCAACTTAGTCATAATCTGAACTAATGATTTGCTCTTGAATAAATGTGCCTCATCACCTATAATTACACCATAATCTTCGAAGAAAGATCTTTCTAACTTATAAACAGATTGCCATGTTGTAATTGTAACTGGAGCATCATTTGTCTTCTCTCTTCCCGAATAAATCCTGTGACAATATGAATCTGCATTCCAACCATAGTCAAGAAAATCCTTATACATCTGCTCTACAAGAGATGTCGTTGGAACAACTAGAAGAATTTTTTGTCCTTTATCTACATAGTATCTTACTAGGGAATAAATCATCAGTGATTTGCCTGATGCAGTGGGACTTATCAATAGTTTTCTGTTATGCCTTAATGCATCATATACTCCCTCAACTTGATATTTTCTTGGAGAGTGAGTACAAATAGAGTTCATATAATCATTTACTCCTTCATATGAAATATTATCATTTTCTTCGTATGGAGTTCCGTAAAACTTATTATTTTCAAACTTATAAGTGTATCCATATTGCTTACAAAAAGATACAATCTTATCTAAGAGACCCACATAGATCTGCTTGGACCTCATATCATATAAATGAATTTCTCCATTCCAGTTCTTACCCCTATATTGAGGCATGAATTTTGCATTTGGGACCTCAAACTTGAAATGATCTCTAAGTTCATATTCAATATGAGGCTCTGTGTTAATCTTCAAAAATACTTCGTTGGATTTTGATATTACAAGATTTGCTGTAGTGTCAATCACATGAATCCATTCATCTGAAGGTATTTATTTACCCTAGGCCAGAACTAAATCTCATAAACTCAATTGCATTCTTGATTTGATATGTTCTGTTTTGTATCACTTTCAGAATGCTTTCGAGATAGACAAGCATAGTTTCATAGTAATCAAGTTTCAAATTAACCGTAGATAACTTTTCATCAGCATCAAGATATTTTTGCATCGTATCTTTGTCGCGGATTTTTTTAGGAAATGGATCCTCTATGTAAACATCGGGATCTGCTTTTCCAGAATAGTACTCATATCTTTCGTGCCTAATATTTCTTTTTTGTTGTTCTGCTTTCTTTTTTAGAAGAATGATTGTATTATAAAGTTCAAAGTATTTTGCATGAAGTGTGGGAATATTTGTAGATTCTGTATGAAGATTATCCATATCTATCTTAGAATCCTTCTCCCACATTTTTTGAATAGTATCAAGATCAATTGTCATAAAAGATTTCCACTTAAATCAGTGATGTTGTAAATAGTATACTTGAAAGATACCTCTGCTGTAAAGTACTGAATGTCCGTATCCGTAGCATCAAAATCCAATGTTGTCAAAGAATATGGCCAAAGATCTTTAAACATCACTTTAAAATTTGGTTGGAAGTTGCTATTTAATATTGTCAAAGTTCCATCGGAATATATGTCTTGAGAGTTAGAATCTTTAAGTTCAACTCTTCCTGGTTGTCTTTGTAAATTATATATTTCTTTGAGAGAGTCTGGATATCCCAATCCACGTATCCAGTTTTGAACTTCTAGATAGTTTTTTAAATCTTCATCTACAATAAATCTCAAATTAAAATCATCAAATTGAATTTTATCTCCAGGAACATCAATATCTTTCAAATAAGTTGGTTGAATTGCACCACCAAGAGTAAGTCCTGGAATATTTGCAGAGTTGCTAAAAAAAGAAACTTTGGGTGCTCTATTTAAAGTAAATTCAAAACCAGTTGGAGATAGAAAATTTCTATTTGCTATCTGACTATTATTGATATTCGATAATGCCATTTTTTTAATTATTTAGATAAAAAAAGAGGGTTCCGAAGAACCCTCTTAAAATGTTATGGCGTGAACCAATATCACATGAGATTTCTGACTTGAACTCTTCTGTAATAACGGTTGCTGTTTGACTGCAGTCTGCCAAGACCTTGACCGTCCTGAACAGCACCTTCTGCGAATGGATTTGCGACAAGACCATAACGGGTCTTAAATCCAATCTTGGGTTGGAAGGTGTCCTCACCAACTGAACGAACCATCTGGAGAGGAACGTATGGGCAATAGAACATACCTGCGTCATAAGGTGATGAACCCTTATAACCAACAACGTAGTATTGGTTGGCAGCGTTATTTGCAGCATAAGGATCGATATAAACACGATACTTACCTTGCAGAACACCAGCAAAGGTGTTGCCAGTGTCATCAACGTTCAGGTTAGCGTTGAGTGCTGGGGTGTAATCGAGTACACCAGCCATGGTGAGTGCAGAAGCAACATCAGCAGAACAAAGGATGATGTTACCCTTTCCTCTACGAGTACGCTGTGCAATCTGGTTAGCATCGCGCTCGATTTGGAACAGAAGACCCTTGAACTTCTCAACTGACCAACGACCGTTGGAGTCAACGTCGAGGTCGAATACACCTGCGGTTGCTGTATTTACTTGAGCACCAGCTTCTGCAGTGATGTATACGCTGCGGATAACTTCGCGGTTGATTTCAGCAAGAATCTCAGATGACAGAATGTTGGCGAGTTCTGCTTCTGCGTTCAGACCGTGAATTGCCTTCAGGTCCTGAGCGAGTTCGAGTGAATACTCGGCCTTCAGTGCTCTTGAACGTGCAGTAACCGTAACTTTCTCGATTGAGAAAGCCATTTGGTTAAACTGATTGTTGGTAGCATCGCCAAGTGCTTCTGAATCGCCGGTATCCATACCAGCAGAAGTTTTGTAACTGCCAACTGGACTATCGTTGAGTACTGATGGATTTGCCTCTTGAAGAGTCAGTGCGGCAGTAGTACCAATACCAACTCCGTTTGCATAACCATCTTGGGTCAGGGTGTTGGCAGCATTCTGCGCAGAGAAACGCTGATCTGCTTCATCGAACAGGGCTTCGTTTCCAGACTGACTACCATAACGTGCACGCATTGCAAAGATAAGTCCAGTAGGACCTGTCATTGGTTGAACGCCTGCGATGTCATATGCAACCAGGTTAGGCATTGAACGTCTGATCAACGAAATCAGAACGGGATCAAAACCTGCAACTGGACCTGCAGCAGCAGCATCAGCACCAAAACCTCCTTGAGCGCCAGCAGCGTTGCCGACATTGGTTGGTGCCTCAGTCAGGAATGAACCTGATGTTGCGAAAGCATTTTGCTCTCTTAAAAATTTTTCTTGGTTTTCGAGCAGGACTGCGGTTACAGCTCTCTTATGCGAATCTTTGATTGAATCAAGACCCTCATGATTGAGGAGAGGTGCCCACTTTTCCTGCAGATGCTCTGAATGGAACATTTGCTTTATACCTTTAGTAAGTGTTTATTTTGGGGTTTGAATTATATTAAATTCAATTGTTTACTTAATCAAAAACTGAATATCACTTAGACATTCTTGCAATCATGTCAACATATGCCGACATTGAACCTGAAACAATTTCAGGAGAATGATCTACACCTTCAGATAAAGTTTCTGATTTAGTTTTTGTTGGAGTAACTGACTTTGAAGTGAAATATGATTCCTTCAGCATCTCCACCTTTTCACGATATTGTGCCTCACTTTCAAACTCAACACTTTCGGCAAGTGAAGCGAGCTTCTCTTTCTGAGTAGACGCAAGTCCCTCAGAAACTTGATCTAAGATTCCTTCTGCAACCGACTCGGAGAGACGCTTGTTAAGGAAAATATTTTTCTCAATTTGCTCGTTGAGTTTTGTCTCCATATCATCAAGTTTTTCTACCATGCTCTCAAGCACATCATATTTATCTTCAGGAATTGATACATAATGTTCTTCAAAAAGTCCCTTCATACCAGCAATGAAGGTCTCGGTCATTTCAGTCTTAAGACCATGCTCAATTGCGAGTGCATTTTCAGTCATCCACTCGTCAGAAACATACTCAAGATAAGAATCAACACGCTCTGTGAGTGATTCTTTGATTTCTGCAACTTCTTCTTCAAGTGCAGTTGCATAAACTTTTTGCAGAGACTCTTCAATTTGTGCAACTTTCGAATTGATTGCTGCCTCAAAAATAGTCTTTGCCTTTTCCTTAAACTCTTCGGAAAGTTCCTCACCTGCTACAAGAGCTTCAACATCCTCATCAATGCTATACTCTTGAACTACTTCTTGCTCTTGGGAAGTAACTTCTTCTTCCTCAAAAACTTCTTGCGTATCTTCTACTTCTTCTTCAGAAATTACTTCTTCACCTTCAATTTCTTCCTCCTCTTTCATTTTTTGCATTCCTTCGGCAGGCTTAGCACCTCTATTTACAACATCTTTAACTGTTGCAAGTGTTGGTTCCTTGAATTTTGCCGAATCATCATCAACTTTATAACTTTCTGGAGTTGGACCGCCAAGATCTTCCCAACTACCAGTTTGACCTGGAGTAGAAACATTGGAAGCATTTGAACCTGCTGATGACATTGAATCTGCTGCTTTTGCACCAGAGTTAACAGCGGTTTGGGATTGCTTAGTGCCTACTTCCATTTCTTGTAATTCTGTACCACGAGACATTTGAACTCTCCGATTTACCTGTATTAAATCTATATTTATTTATCAATTTATAAATTTGAAAGAAACTCATTAAACAAGTCTAACTTGTGTTCCTCCAAGCGTTTTTGATCAACTAAGGTATTAATTCTTCTTTGAGTTTGTGCTGCAAACTTTTCACGAAGAATACCTCCTTCCCATACCCACTCTTTACCCTCCATAATTCCCTGAACAAATGCATCAGGTGCAGATGGATCGGCAACAATATCAGCAGCAGTTGCTAACATAAAATCTTCACCAACTTGACTATAACCTTCTTTGGTTGGTCTTAATGAACCAATACCGCGAGAAGAAACGCCGAGACAAACACCTTCTTTTAAAAGTGATTCTGCAATCTTACCCATTGGGGTTGAAAGAATCTGTGCCTTTCCGATAAAGTTGTTACCCTTCTGCTCAAGTGCAACAATCTTATGAGAAACTCTGTCCAGGTTTACTGTTGGACCATCGGGGTGTCCGAGTTCTCCAAGAGCACGACCCTTATTGACATATTGCTCAGTATATCTTCTTACTTCCTTTTCCATAATGGACATAGGATACATACGTCCATTTCTGTTTACACACTCTGCCTGAAGGAAAGGTCCGGTAATATAGAGTTTTGCCTCTTTACCGACACCTTCGGTAATAACCTCTACCTTTTCGATTTCCTCTCTAATAAGTTTCATCTTTTTATTAGTTCTTTAACTTTATTTATTATTTAAAGTAACTTTCTATATTTTAAAAGGTACTTACTGCAATAGAAATTGGTTGAGAAGAAACGACCGTCAATGGCAAGGGTATTTGTAATATTAATAGAAATATTATCAATGATAGTTTTTTAAGGTTGTTGAGAATTTGTAGTAATTATTCTACTTATCTTATATTGGTTTAATTTAACTCATCCAGTATACCCTACTTTTGATGCCTTAATCGAGGGACTTGTCCAAATGACATCAGAACCGTTTTTTTCCAAAAATTCTACAGTGTTTGCTGGCATTGTAAAATATGTTGTTGTTGCAGCTCCAACACTTGTAGAAAGTCCGACTGTTGCTATACCTGAAGTATCGTTGTGAAGTCTAACTACAGTAGCACTTGATATGCTCGTAGATGAACCAGCAACAGTTGCTGTTGCAACTTCAGTTTCAATAATTTTAGTCTTAGCCATTTCTAATATTGTTTATTAGTTATTTATTAACTACTGATTCCCTGAAGAATAATCAAACATGGAAGATGCAACTTCTGGTCTTTTGACTTCAATTTTTTCGGCTGATTTTGAGTATAGAATTTCTTTTACTCTATCGCTGATATCGGAAATCGAAGAGTTGTCCATAATCATGTCCATTAATTCATCCATTTTTTTAAATAAAAATTAACTAAGTAATATTTATATCTCTCCGCCTTCTGGTGGTTCTACAACTTTAGAAGATTTATTTAAATCTGGTTCCATAATCGGTGCTCCCAAGTCCATTTGCACATTTTGATCTGCAGGAATTCCAGTTTCTGGATCTACTGGAATTGATGGATCTGGTATTATACCATCTTTAATTTCTTTTTTAATCAATTCATCCTGCTCAATAATTTCTTTATCTGTTTGTCTGAGCACCTTCCTTCGTAAATAGTCTTGAGAAAAGTATTTTCCAACATAAGGTTCTGCTGTTTGGACTAAAGTCAATCTTTCATTCATCAATTCCGCTTCTTTAAGCTCTGAGAAATGATTATCATAAAGGAAGTCATACTGAATATGCTCTTCCATTTTCTCCCAATCTTCTGGAGTGATGATATTCTTAAGAAGAAGTTGAGTTCTCAACATATCATTAAACATATGTGAGAATCTCTTCCTCAGACGACCGACAAACTTAGTAAATTTGAGTTCGTCTCTTAGAATTTCAGAAGAACGGCCAAGATTAAATCCACCTTCTCCATCCATTCTTGACGGTGGAACATTCAGTGAACGATATAACTTCTTCTTGAAATATTCAATATCAGTAATCTCACCAAGGTTTTGACCACCGGGAAGTGTAGAGATTTCAGTTCCTCTACCACCTTCTCTTCTTGGAAGCCAGAAATCTTCAAGCATACTCATATACTTTTTATCGTCACGGATTTCTCCCGTGCTTGCATCGTATACAAGTTTGTTGCGATAACGCATCATAACATCACGAAGATATTGCTCTGCCTTTACCTTTGGAAGATTGCCAACATCAATGTAGAAAATACGACGTTCTGGTGCTCTTGACAATCTGTAAATTACCAGAGAATCCTCAATCATTCTCAGTTGATTGAGTGACTTAATTGCTTTGTGTAGATATGATAAAGTCAATCCTTTATTCCTATCAACCAAACCAGATGTGCAATATGCAATAGAATCTTTAGACATTTTTATGCCTTTAGATGAATTTATCATGGATTGATTATTCAACTTTGGAGTATACATAAAATACTCTTCTATTTCGGGAAAATTATAATCCATTGGATCACTGTCCCTCAAATTGGGCATTCTTATGTTTACTCTATCATCATTCTTTTTTTCTTGCCTAACATATCTCATTTTCATTGAATCAATATATCTCAATTCCTGCAATCCTTCTTGGGGATTTTTGAGATCTATTACTTTGTGATAATAAATTCTACCATCAATATACCAATTCCTATAAATTTCGTGAGATTTTCTATCAAAATCTAAAAGTTCCAAAATATATTTGAACTCTTCTCTTATTTTATTTTTAATTCCATCACTTGCATTTAAATTTGATAATTCTATTTGTATCGGACTATCATCAACATCAGATACTATAGCTTCATTAACAATATCCTCAATGGCACTATCACACTCAGGATGAAGTGCCATTTCTCGATATCTTCTAATTAGGTCAAATTCGCTTTTATATACTCCTTCAAGGTCAACATAAGAACCAAAAAAACCACTAGAGAGATAGTGGTCAACCCCATCATCATTGGTTTGAGGAATGGGGGAGACTGTACTCTTAGTGGGTTTTTGGTTATTTTCTATTGAAAATCCAAATAATTTTGACATTATGTATTTCTAGCGTACTTTATCTAAGTACTATTTATTACTATTAAGAAATCTCAGTACTTGTTTGATCTCTAGAACCAGATCCTTCTCCTGCAGTCCACCATTGAACTTGGAATTCAACTGTATATTCTTCAATAGTATCTCCACTATCATATGAAAGATCAATCTGAGAAACATTGGTTGGGAAAATGTCATAGAACTTGTAAGTTCTTAGTGGAAGTATTGCCGAACCATTATCCAAATTGGAATTATTTGTAGAGAACAACTGCCCCGCACCTCTACCAAGTTGATGCACAAGAGCATCTGACATATATGATGCTGGATTTGTTGCACCAGTATTGTTTGATAACTTACTGATAGAATTCATCCAGAGTTCAAAGGCTGTTCTAAGTTTGAAATCTTCATCATTAATGATTGTCACTGTCCAAGCATCGATTGTTCTATCACCAGCTACCTTTAAAGTTCTTCCTCTAAAGGGAACTTCAATTGGCGAAATATTCGATGCGGGAAGTGCTGCAGCCTTGCAAAGAAACTTAAAAGTTTCTGACTCTTGCCCAGCACCCGTTCCCCAAAGGGACTGAAGTGGTGCGGGGAAAGACCCCAACTCCACTTCAAACAGATTAGGTCTTGCACCACCACCTGCGAGTCTTTCTTTAAATCCTGAAATTGTTCTGAGAGTAGACATTTTTAAAACCTCCTTATTTGTTAATTAATAAAAAATCAAATTCTACCTGCTACTTCTTCAAAAGAAATCCCAGTTCTAGTAGCAACAAAGGTTAATGTGATGTAGTTGATTGATCTTGTTGGCTTCAGAAAAATGTCCGCTCTAAATTCATTATTGTCGATAACATCTGAAGTGTTATTGGTTTCATCACAAATGACTAAGAAATCAAATACACCTTGCTTAGATTGAACATCTCTCAAGTATGGTTCAACAATGTTTGTGAAGTTTGCTCTTGTTGTTTGGTTATTCAATTCAAACAATTGAGCTTCTCCTGCTGACTTAAGTGCCTGCTCAACAGTCAAGAACAATCTGCGAACATTGATTCTATCAAATGCAGATGGATATGAAAGGGCAGTTTTATCGCCAAACAGTAATATTCCAGCACCTGGTTGATTAATTATTGAATTTACTCTTGCCTTATAAAGAGAATCTCTTTGGGATTTTGTTGGAGTATATGCAAGTTTTACCGCATTATTCAATATACCTCTTTGCTGTCCTGCAGGAGAGAACCAGGGGAAAGAAGTTAAACTTGTTCTTGCCATTAGACCTGCAACATCTGCACTACAAGGAACATACCTAAAAGTATTATTGTATTTGTCAAATGTATACTTGTAACCACTATCAAATATTGCATATGATGAAGATTGGAGTGGTGAGAAGAACTTAATTATGTTATTTGTCTGAGTTTCTTTATTTGAAACGTTTACAACATCTGATCTATATGGCGAAATGACTGCAAGGCAATCTTTACGGGATTCTGCGGTAGTGATTAATTTATTTGCGAGTGCTTGAGTATCTTCTATGTTACTTAATGATGGACCTGCAATTAAGAAATCAACATCAACCTCATCTTCATTTGTGAATAAATCATAAGCAAGACTCAGTTTCCCAAGATTGGATTTATAATCATCCACACCATCCGAAAGAACAAAAGTTTGAGCACCAATTGCACTAAATGTTGCTCCTTGAGCATTTTGATTCCAACCACCATTCGTAGTAGAAACTGGTGCAAATGTTGTTGAAGTAGTGAATCCAGTTGCTACAGGAGTGATATTGTTTGTTGTATCCGTGCTTGTATAATATGTATTTCCTGCATAAATGTAATTTGAAACATTTGCAAGATAATCTCTATAATAAATTCTTTGTGGCGAACTTACTCCAGAAATTGCATCTTTTGCTTTGGAGATTCCAATATGCTTTTCAAGAATATTTCCTTGAACACCTGAAATAGAACCATTATCATCAACAATTACAATATTTAATGCGTCATTTTTTGAACTTCTTCCAAGTCCATACTGAGAAGTTACTGGTTTTGGTGCGATAGACTTCCAAAATACTGTAGAATTTGTAAGTCCTAATGTTTGTTGATCGTACCAATCAACTGCAGTAATTGTAGTGCTAGCAATTCCAATATTAACTGGTCCTGCAGTGCTAGAAATTCCAATATCAACCGAACCATTTACAAATGAAGTATATGCACTTCCTTCAGCATATTGAATGGCATCATATGTAACTCCACTATCAGTAGTTCTATTTGTAATCTTTACGTCAAGGGTGTATGTTTCAGTATTAATACCAGTAATAATTCCTTTAAGTGCACCAGATACGATACTAGTTGATCCAGCTCCAGGTACAACAAGATTGCTAAAGGGAACTGTAATTCCATATCCAACTTGAATTCTGGAGAATAATGTTGCTCCAGCGCCTACTGTTATGATTTGATCTGCTTTATCATCAACGACACAAACTTTTAATCCATTCGCCCAAGTTCCTGGAGTTTTTGCTGCATAGTGATAGTTTCCAGTTTCTTGATTATCATAATCATCACGATTTTTAATATCTACTGTAGCATCAGAACTGTATCCAGTTCTAGAGTTCTTCAGACTATCTGAATCAGTTCTAACAACCTTTAAAATGCCACCATAAGAAAGATATGATGCTGCAGATAACCAATACTCATATTGGGATTCTGTAGAAATTGGTTTTCCGAAGGTTTTTACAAGTTCTTGTTCGGTTGCAATCTCTACAACTTCCTCTACAGGTCCGATTTGGAATGGTCCTGCAATACATCCAATGTTGTCAAGAACATTTTCAGCTCTTCCTACGGTTAAATCAACTTCTCGGACAAGTGTGCCTGGAGATAATTGAGGAGTCGCCATTTTTTTCTCCGTGATTCTCAGTTTATCTAAAAAATATTTATTAAAAAGTTACTTTACGTGGGGGGAAACTGGTGGTGAATGTCTACCAATCTGGATATTGCCAAAATCCAATATCCTTTTTTGTAGTATTTAAAATTCTTTTCTTTGTACACTCTTTACATTCATATGAATATGAGGAAGGAACGGGTCCTTTATACTTTCTTGTCCGATAAAAATCATCTACTAAATTTTTAATCATCCCACACTTCTTACACTTTCTATCACTTAATAAAAGATGACCAAGCCTTATTTGCTTATCTAATTCCATTATTGATAGTCCCACATATAAGACATATCTCCATATTCATCAGTAAACCACCTATCTCCACTATCATCAACAAAAGTTTCTTCACCATTCAATCCATCAACAATAAAACCAAAAGGTGACATATCTTGCTCTATCTGGTTTTTTTGCTCTTCATATAATCTTTTTCTAATATCTTGGTCAGTAAGTTCCTTGAAATAATCCTGAGCAACTAACCAAGCATATATCACTAAGCACATCGCAAGGTCATCATTGCACCCATCTTCTGCCTCAAAAGAATTATGCTTTGAAATAAAAGTAGTAAGTTCAGAAATAATCTCATAGTCATTAAATATGAGTTTATCTTCTTCAATAATTGTCTTTAAGTTAAGTGCTCCAACCTTCTTAACGGTCTTGGACATTTTAACTCCAAGTTGTGTTTTCTTTCCAGAAAAACCTTGACCTACAATTTGACCTGCTCTTCCTCTCATAGAGCACATCAAAACATTTTGATACTCCAAGTCATAGTGAAGCAATGATGCTACCTGATCTCCAATATCATTAACTTCGCAAAGAATATATGCCCCATTATAACTTTTTGCTAATTCATATATTATATTTGGGAACATCATAGGTTTAATTTCATTGTTCCTATATTTTGCCACCAATCTATGAGGAAACTCTGTAATATCAATAACAACAAATGCCGAGTAGTCCTCACTAACTCCCCTAGCAACGTCAACAGTTACAACATAGTCGTGATTTTCTTTTGGATTTTCGTATACATCTAGTCCAGCATTTCTTTTTATTGGGTCACTAAAAACAAGAGATTTTAACTTTGATGGTGCAATCAAAGTATCAACAGAGCCTAGGAACTCACACTCAAACTCAACTTTAAACTGCTGTTCTGATGTGTTTGCAATAGTTTGTGCTTTCCATGCAGAGTCTCTTCCTGGAACTTCCGACCAGTGAACATCTGTGGGAACATATTCATTCTTTCCCCTCTCAGAATCGTGCCAATACCTATAAAAATGATTCATCCCGTGAGGGGTTGAAACCATTATGACTTTTGTGCTTTTACCAGAAGTAATAGTAGGATAAACAGATGCAAAGAAGGAATCTGCGATATGGTTCGGAACGAAAGCAAACTCATCGAGAAAGAGGATATTGAATGACATGCCTCGGACAGCACTTGCAGACGTAGAAGCAGCCAGTATCTTTGATCCATTTTCTAACTCGATGTTACCTCTGTTCCAGGCTATAATACCC